TGGACAAACCGCTGTTGATGATGACCTTGTTGCATCATTCCATATTGACCAATCATCAACACCACCACCCAAAGTACCAACAGCAGTCAACTCACCAGACTGACCCCACTGTGGCATATCATGGGATATGGCAATCAGATCACCGTAGGATGGTATGAAGCCTTCCATTTCAGTCGAGTAGGTAATGATCTTTCTGCGATACCGATCAGAGGCTTTAAGATAAACACCCTCACGGTAGGCTTGATCTCTTTCTGTCACACCAAACAGGTCAGCGCGTGTGGGGTTAGCCTCTGAGCTTCCGGGGAGTGAACAGATAACCGTCTGCTCATACCAATAATCATTGTCGAAGTAGTGCATTTCTACACTGTCTGCACTGTCCTCTGTTGGCATGATGTACTCAATGCTCAAAGAGTTTTTGACAATGTTACGCATGGAGTAAAGCGCAACAGGAATAGTCTGAGCCTCATCACGTTTAAAATACAGGATCCCGCCTTGCATATAAGGTTTGGCTCGACCAACCTGGGCCAACTGTGTAAGTGCTTCCCAAAAGGTCAACTGGTTTTCAAACCGACCGTCAAAGTAGTCACCTCGGCCTGACCAAGTAGTGTCTAGGTCGTATAAACCCTGCAGATCAATCTGGCTGTCAGATAGCCCACCACCATAAGATGCTTTAGCCGCATCAGCAATCGCCCAAGCAATCGAGCGTGTTGCCGCTGGCGTTGTTGTCCATCCGGTAGATGGGTCCCACGAATTGAGCTTGCGTGTGGCAATCACATTGATCTTACGGCTGGCCTGCTGACTCAGGTTTGACGTTGCCTTCATACGCATGGCAATCAGTGTAACGTTACCAAAGTCCCTGGTATCAGGCATATATGCCCTTAGAGCAGCCCATACAAGGTCATGGCCGTATCTTGAATCGGTTTGCTCTGTGTCGGTACGTGTTACCTGAACCTCATAACGAGCCGCTGCCACGTTGTAACGATATGAACGGCGTTGTGGTGTTGTGGTAGCTCCGCTGATGGTTTCAGTACCAAGCGTGACAAACGAACCAACAGGTGTACCAGAATCATCAACCTCTCTAGCTTCAACTTTGAAGGTTATGGATACGCTACTCAGTCCACCTGAATCATTGGCGTAATAAACACCACGCGGCGCCACCACATCAACAGCAATCGCATTGGCATCGGTGTTGGCAGCATTGGCGATAAACGGACCTATTGCCGTGGAAGTCGGCAAATCCTGTCCGGCAACTTCAACAGAATTATCCACATTGTTTGGAAACAAAGTGACAGAATCACTGGGGCCGACTATCTCATAGGTGATTTCATCCCAATTGGATATGGCGGTATCTTCAATGCGTATCGCTTCGACATCATATTCACCCTGGCCTAAACAAAAAAGCTGATACAGAAATTGCTCGTTACCAACATATTCTGTATAGGGTTCAGCAGCAAAGTCTGGATAAGCAACCATCCTGCCGTAATGAACAGGGATAGCATAACCCAAACGCGCCATGTTGCCCTGTGCTTGCAAATTATATGTGGGAGAAGGCGAAGCAAGCGCCTGGTTCTGTAACGGAGTAGGTGGCTTTGGTGGTGGTATCAGCATATTAACCAGCATTCCACCAGCAAGCTGTATGCCTGCCGCCAACAGTTTACCTGCTGTTGTACCTACCAGGCTGGGTGCCAGTTTACCTGCAATCATTGGCGCGAAATAAGCCACTGCTATCATTAAGATAATTCTTAAAGGATTAGAGCTACCGCCACCGCCTTCAGGCAAGACAACAACAATAACAACATCATCATGGGATAGTTTAGCGTCCCATTGATCGCGCATTATCCATTGACCATTGTGATTGACAATATGCGGAGCCTGAAGGCCAGGCACAGTCTCGCGCACTGTATTAGCATCAACCTGTTTTACTTCCCTGTGTCTTGTTGGGTGAAACGGGTCACGGACGACACATACATTAACTTTCATTTTTATGCCTGTAATAAGTTAAAGTTTTCCAGCCCAACATTTCCAGACTCTTGTAGTTAGAAAAGACCACACCTTCGCCACGGGTACAATGAAGAACACCACCACGATCAGCGTCAACCCATATCCCAATATGTGAAGGATATTTTGTGTGTGCCATAAGAACGGCATCACCCTCTTTCGGAGAACATACCTTGTCCCAGTTACTCTTTTCTTCATTACTATTTAGCTCTTTGGCAACTGAAAGAATATTATCAACGTCAACATCAAAGGCAGGCAGTTCCACATGGAACACTTCTTTTTGTACCCGTCGAAAGAATGCCCAGCAATCATGCTCTCCGGCAATCCATGGGTCGCCAATGTAATCAATAGCCCAACTCATCCAGGGATCAACCCGGGAAAACGATCAGCATCGTATTTCTCACGCGGCCATAGCTTGTTGGAAAAATCACCGAAGCCTGCAACAGCAGACACTTTAAATACATCAGCATTGATACTTGAAATCTTCATGTGCATTGGAGGGTCATTCTGAGGAACGGTCAAATCTGTACTAATGTATTCACGATATGTCACTTCAATGATGTCATTAGTCGCAGCAGCCAGCTCAATGTTGGCAAGTATTTCACGCGATACATTGTCAATTTCTATCGTTAATTGCGGAACACCATCGGTGCCGATTTCAGGCTTCTTAAAGTTAAACGCAAAGGCTATAAAAGTAACCTCAGTGCTTGGGTCTTCAGGTGCAGTAGATTCAAGTGTTGCCGTTAAATTCTGATAATCACGAACAACCCTGATTGGCGAAGAAAAGGCACTATGCCTCAACTCCAATGTGTGAAAAATAATAATATCAGAAGGAGCTGAAGCGTATGCCTCTTTGATGGCATCAGATAAAACTGGGTCTGTCATTCTCTAATCTCTATCTGAGCCTGCACTTCCCAAAGGTTGTGAGTGACTAACCTGGCCTTAAATGTAGTCAAGAATCTTGCTTCTACTGACTCTACACTGCCATTGCCAACATTTAGGCTTATATTGAACCATCCAGCGCCGCCTGCAGCGCCTGTAGAATCATTCTCGAACCAGGCTCTAAATGTATTCATTTCTGAATTAGAATATTTCCAACGCACTGAAAAAATATCATTACGAGCACTGGTTCTACGTCTTTTCCTGGGCGTTCCGAATTCCATATCGGTCCTGACGGATTGATCCATTGGTTCAAAGCTATAGCCATCGACCTGAGCATCTGGCAACCCTGTGGGATAGTCAGCCATTAATAGCCTCCCGGTGTTCTACTAAGCCCGTAAGTGCCTTCCATAGTTTTTGGAATGACCCCCCTCCCTGACATAATATCTGAAGATATTTGTTTCTTAACAGAGTCAACAAATATATCAATCATTTGAGTGCCGCCATCGTCGCGCTGTTGGACTTCGCCAGCCTTGCTTGAATCTTCGATAATATTCACCACAACGCCTGTAGAAGAACCAACACTTGTTACAGCGGGGTTATACGCCTTTGGGACAACGGCCTCGCCCTCATGAAGCATGGCAACCATGTCAGATGGAACATAATTTGTACCGGTATCTAATTGCGGAAAATCAAGTGCAAAGCCATCTGGCGTTATCATTGTTGATGGGCTTGAGCTTATGCCGCCTACGATCAGCGATGGTAAACTCTGTTCAAACCAGTTTCCGACTGAATCAAATACAGGGTCAAATGTTTTTGCAAGTGCCATTCTTGCTATCTGATTAAGAACAGAAGTAATGAAATCCTCAAAGTTACCTTCAGCATTAAGCAGTTCATCGGCCAGGTCTTTGCCCCAGCTTTCAGATGCCTTACGCATAGTTTTGAATAACTCATCATATTTGTCTTCAGACTTCTCGAGCGCGCCCTGCAAATCCTCCCATGCTTTTTCTTCAAGTCTGTCACGAAGGTTTGCTGGAAGGCCTAGTTCATCGTGTAAATCAGCAATTTCATTAAGCCTGATTTCATAAGCCTCCATTGGCGTTGCAACACTTTTCCAAAGGCTATTAATTTTTTTGGTCTTGGCAGCAAATATCTTTTCTATCTCAGAAAAGCTAGACTCCATTACATTATCGAATACAGCAAACTCATCTTTGGCTTTATCAAGCTCTTTCTTAATCTCACCAGAATTGATGACGGATACACGCTTATCCAGTTTGCTTTGTAAATTGGAGAGAGCTTCTTCAACCTCTTTAATGCCTGGTGCAGCGCCTTCCATTTCAACTGCAATCTTGGCAGCTTCAAGTGCAATTTTATCTAATCCACTATCCTGTGTTTGCAATGCAAGTTCTGCAGCAGCATCGGCAAAATCCTTAAATGATCTTGGTGATGGGGAATCAAAAAGCGACCTATAAGTGACAAGAAAATCCTCAAGGTCTTCAGCAGCAACACCTGCCTTATTGGCAGCCTCTTCAAGCTGATCGTTAAACGCTGGCAACCCAACAGTTGCGTTTAACGCATTACCAAACAAGTTATCAAATACACCATCCAGCCCATAAGCCGATATGTCTGTATCATCAAACAACCCACTGATGCGATCTGACGCTGCCGCCTTGAACTTGTCGAACTCACGTAGAGCAACTTCTAATTGCACCTTAGCAGCGGCAGCACTGACTTCGGCTGTTTTTGCTATCTGTTCAGAAAGAACTATTTGACCATCTTTAGTTTTTTCTGTGACCTTTTCAAGCATTTCCAGGGATTCTGTGTACCTATCAACAGCAGACTTTGCAGCCTCTGTGTCCTTGGTCATACCGTAGACAATGGCTGCCAATGCAGCAACAGCGGCGCCAGCTATCGAGCCCCACATGCCAAATACTGAAGCAATCTGAGAACCCTGTTGGCCGAGAACCATCAAGGCATTTTGGCCACCCTGTAACTGAACAGAAATATCCTGTACCTGGTAGCCAAGCTGGGAAAAGTGCGCTCGCATCTGACGAGTTGAAGTACGGGAAGCGCTATTGAGTCTTTTGAGATTCCGCTCTGCTGACTTTATGCCACGTCCAGTATCGTCACTTGCCGATATTCTTAACGCAATATTTTCAGTTGCCATTATCGTTTTTCCAATACTCTGTTTTCGATGACTTGTATGCCTTTGAATATCTCAGGAGTGACTTCGATGTTCAGCATATTGAGCGCTGATTCAACAGCGACATAATCGAGCCCATACAGCTGACCCATGGCGTTTGTTCGCCACTGGGTATAAACAGCAGAGTAGGCATTTATTATCGGTTGGTTTTCAGGGTAAATTTCTGGTTCAGGGCATTCCTTGCACTTCACCTTTGACTTGCGTTTGCTCTTACAAGTCTTGCAGTAATCTGGGCCGATCTCGCCTTCCTTAGCGTAGATGTAGTCAGCCCAGTCTTTTAGTTTTTTACTGGCGCACCTTTACTTG